GTCTTAATTGTCATTTCTGCTACTTGGCTAGAAGCTGCTCCAAGATAATCTCCACCAGCACCAGGGCCGTATGTGTGAGGCAAGGTAATGTATTGTGATCCTGAGAACCCAATTACCTTACGGTTTCTTGGGCCTACATTCCCAAATAATGGACTTCCTGTATATGTTCCATTAGCCTGTAGGTTTGCAGAGTTTAAAGCCTTTGTCTTGCTGTAGGCAATAGATCCAGTAACTTCATCAAGTCTGAACCATTCTGCATCATAAAGATTGCTTGTCTTAAGTATTTCTTGGTAATAAGGATCATCTGTTTCAAGTACCGCTTGTAATGGATCCAATAATGTTGCTGCTATGCTAAATGCACCAACATAAATTATTCTATTAAAGTCTGATGCAACTGTAGGATCAACTATTGTAGCTGATGCTGTTAGGGCAGGTGCTGGTGTAGATTCATTAATTGATGGTAATGCATTAGGCATTATTGCTGTTACTAAGTATGGTGCTGTATCAACAGTAACAGTTCCACCGCTAGTTGCTGTGACTGGATGTACAAATATTCCATTTGCAGTAAGCCCATTGCTTTGTGTAAAGTTAGAAGATCTTTGTGCAGATACATTAGGATTTGCAAACTCAGCAAAGGCATTCATTGGAAGTTCTATATTATTGTCTCCAGTTCCTGCAGATATTGTTGGATTAACCATAAGAGCAGATCCAGTTGCTTGTGTTTCTACTACTGTCTTTCCTATTCCTTCAATAATATTTGGATCTGCCATCAAAGCAGATGCTGTTGCAATTGTTGTAGTATGTACTACATCAGCAGGACCCATATCAGCTAAAAGTGTTACTGTAGGTCTGTATGCTGTTATAGGAGTATCATCAGAATATACACCATAAAATGCTGTATTTGTAGACCATTCAATTTCAAAGCCGTAATATCCATTAGACTTAAATGCTGGTAACAATGATGTTATATTAAAGTCAAATGACGTTCCATTTGTTGATGGAATATTTGCTGGCAATGTTCCAATTAATGTTCTAGCAGGTCTATTGTTCCATGTGATTGTTGCTTCATTCCAATCAGCTGTATAGCCATATACATTAACACTAACTTCACCACTAGGAGTTCCTGACAACTTTGTAAAAGTCATAAATCCACTAAGAAGATTATTCTTGGTTAAATTGGACGGAAGATCAAATTTAACAGCCATATTTATAAATGTTGTTCCACTCTTATATAAAGCAGCATCTTGTTCTGATCCATATGCTGAGTTTGGAAGAGTGCTATCAATAGTTGCAACATATTGAATAGGTCCAGTTGCAGTTCTAATTGCTCTTTCATGTATTCCAGATAAAGCTGATGCTGTGGCAGCGGTTGCTGTATGTGTGAATGACTTTTGTGTAGTTACTACAGGATCTACAAGAGAGAATGAACCAGATGCGTATGATGTTGCCGCTGTGTATTCATCATCAATGCTAATTCCAGTTGTTGGTGAGAAGTCAGCAGATGCAGTTAATGTTCCTGATGTAAAATCAACATTTCTAATTACTGATACTGTAACTGCTGGAATATTCTCAGCATATGATGACATAAATGGAGGTTCATAACTTAGATCTTTTGTAATAGATAAAGAAGGATCTACCATTAATGCAGATGCCGTAGCTGGTGTATCACCAATTGAAACTGTATCTTGAGCCACAATAGTTGGCTCAGGAATGTTTGCAGAAGCAGTAGCAGGGGTTTCTGTAATGCTTATATTAATAACTGGTGTGTATGCTGTCTCATAGATAGCAAGAAGGTTAGCCTGTGTGTAATTTGCGCTTGTGCCAATAAAGAAGTTACCTAGTGTCATAGTGGTAGAGCTTGAAGACTGTGAAGTATTACCAAAGTCTAGATATGAACCAGATGGTGAAGATGTTGTAGTAAATTGTTGTTCTAAAACACCATCAAGATAAATCTGAGCATTGTTTGATCCAGATGTTCCTGTTTGTCTAAATGCCAAGAAGTGCCAGTTTCCATCATCTACTCTCTTGCCAGCAAGTGTATAAGTAGTTCCATTAATTGCATAGACTGAAAGTTTACCTGAGTTTGATCCATTAGTGCTTCCAAGAACCGTAGCAGTACCACTAGAAATCCATGGACCACCGTTCATAATCATTGTATTTGCTGTGCCTACAGTTCCTGCAAGCTTAAACCACATACCAAATGTATAATTGCCATCAGTTACTTCAGAGTTCCAAACCTGCAATGTTCCAGCATATGCAATCTTGCCAGAAGCAGAAAATGCACAGGAATAGTCAGGTCCTCCAGGATATGATCCAGTCGCCTTTGTAACTGTATTAGTATTGCTAAATGGATATCCAGCAAGATCAGTAGTTGCTTCTGAACCTTGGTTAGTTAAGTATGTTGTTCCTGAGATTAATCTATCAAAGTTAAATGACCATTCAGGAGAATATGAGAGAAGTTTATCTAAAGTAGCCTTAGTTATACCTGTAGCATAGTTTCTAGCAATCTGAGTGCTTGTTAATGCTTCTGAATATACTGCCACTTCATCAATTGTTCCTACGAAGTCTTCCCCTGCTCCTTCTCCGCCGATCTTCTTTGTCCAAGAAGAACCATCTAGAGATATAGTTCCTACGTTAGTTGCAGATGAATTTTCAAGAATGCCATCTACATAAAGCTTTGAGTCTGTATTGCCATTTGCTACGAATACAATATGGTGCCAATTGCCATCATCAATTCTTGTTGTAGAGTAATATGAAATTACGCTTGATCCACCATCATAGTAGATTTCAGCCAAACCAGGAGAAGCAAGATCATTTGCACGTCCACGCACCAAGAAATAATGTCCGTCTGTAGCATTATTAATTCTAAATATTGTTGGATAGTCTACAGTTGATTGGCTAGTTAATTTAACCCATGCTTCAACTGTGAATATCTTGTCATTAAATGTATTTGTTGGAAGTGCTGTTGTTGAGGTGTATCTTCCATTACCTGCAAATGTATATGCGTTATTTGATATACCAGTTACGCTATATGTTGGTGCTGTGCCAGCTAGAGTCCATGAAGTTGCTGCAGATCCGCTATCTGTAATTACTCCTGTAGAATCAAACTTTACCCAAATCTTAGGGGCTAATCCGCTTATTCGTGTCTCATATGCTGTCATAAATAAAAAGGCTACAGCGTTAAGCTGCAGCCCGTCCTCCTACTAATACTAGTTCAGGTTGAATTGCTGAGATGCTTGTTCCGCCAATTGATAGAACAGGAGCAAGAGAGAGATAGGTGACTACAGTAGGAACTACTTCCACTCTGTGTACCGTTTTGGTTACTACAGTTGCAATGACTGCTTGAGCCCCTGCCTGTAGTACGCCTACCTCTACTCTTACGTCCATATTTATTTTACCTTATGCAACGGTGATGCGAACAATTCCAGTTGCATCCCATGTGATAGTAAAGTTACCATTTGTTGATGATTGATCTGAACCAAAGTCAACATAACCAATAAGTGGCTTTGTTCCGTTTGTTGCAGGTGTATCATCGTAAACTACTGCATAACGTGCAGTAATTGTTGAGCTTGACCAAGTAACATCTGCGGCATCAAGAATGATGACGTTGTTAGCTGCATCGTAAGTAGATGTCTTGCTTGCAAGAGTTAATCCACCTTGTGAGTAGCCTGTACCTGTTACTTCGTTTGTGTTAACATCATCGAAGTAATCATGTGTATCTTGGTTTGGGCTGTATGAAGAAGTTAGAAGTGCAACCTTGATTGTATCAGTGTCGAAATCTACTTCCTTGTTAAGTGCCTTTTGAAGGAACTGTCCGTATAATTTAGATGCCATTTTCTGTTATCTCCCTTATGACGCTGTCTTCTCAACAATTGCGAAGGCATCTGCCTCTGCAACTGCGAATCCACGACGGACTCTAGTCTTAAGAAGTACTCCATCCTTGCGGAAGTCTACATCTCTTGAAATTGCTGACTCTACTCCACCACGAACACCGTTGATAAGCATGTTACGGTTACCTACGATAAGAAGTGGGTTACCTGATGGTGTTGATGTAGCTGCTGATGATGTTGCTGCACCGTATGAAACAACTAGTGGGTATCCAAATAGGCTACCTGGACGAGCTGATAGTGGATCTGGAAGAACTAGCTGTCCAGATGCATCCTTCATGTTACGAATGTGTGCAAGCATCTTTGGGTGAACCATAAATACTGTGTTACCAGCATCGAACATTCTGCTGTCTTCTGCGATTCCAAGAGCATTTGAAATATCTGCAAACTCTAGGTCTCCTGCAGTCTGAATGCGGTTTGAAGCTGAGTTCAAATCTGCAACTGCCTTATACAAAGATGTAAATGGAGCTGTGTCTGTTCCGTCAGATGCAACTGTCACGCCAAGGCATGCGTTGTCATACTTACGGGCCCATTGTGTTGCCCATTCTCTCTTGTATGTGTTTAATGAATCAACTAGTGAATCATTAAGGTCTTCTTCTGAAATGTTAAAAATCTGTGCATACTTCTTCGCTGTCAAAACAACTTCATCTAAAGTTGTATCTGAATCTGGAATGTCTACGCCTTCTGCAACGACTCCTGGAGCTGTTGAAACAAAGCGAGGAACACCCTTAGTGCGAGAAGCCATGTTCTCACGACGAGCAAATGCTTCTACTGCAGAGTTTTGAACTGTTGCTTGAATAGCAACCGAACCTTTTTCCTCTGGAATAAATCCATTACCTTCGGTGAGATCTGTACGGCCTACTGCCATTTTGAATCTCCTTGTTTGTGTTAGTTAAATTAGAATTACGAAATATGAAACAATCGTCCAATTATTCAAGTTCCGCAACTCCATCGTCCAACAGAATATTGCGGTATCTACTCATTATACGCTTGTTTTACATTTATTACAAGTAACTATGATATCTTTTTAAGGATACTACGTGCTTGCATTTCTGTAGCAGATACATTGGTATCAACAGCAGAGTTTACTCCGCTATCAGCCAATCCTGCCACACGAAGCTTGGGATCAAATAGTTCAGGAAAGTCTGCCTTTATCTGGTCTACTTGATCGCCAAACCCCTTAAGTTCTAGATTCTCATCTAGATCTACGTCTGTAAGTGTTACATATTTTAGAATACGGTCAGAGTTTGCAATTCCCATATCCTTTAGTTGTGCCTGGACTTTTTGATTGATAAGACTAGATTTTAAACTATTTAAGTTAGCATTGACATATGTCATCTGAGCTTCTAGGTCTTCTTTCTCAAGTCTTGACTTTTTTGCTTCCGCCTTGGCACGATCTAAAGCATCAAGTACTGCTTTTGGATCACGAATCTCAGCGTCCACATGTAATTCGTTGTTCTCTTCCATTTTGTATTCCTATTCTGTTAGTTTGTT